TCAAAGTTGGTCAAATCCATCTGTTGCATCTGCCCGTTTAGGGCTTTGCCAGAGATGTTGCCTTGACCTAATTGCGCCGGGTCAAATATGCCCATCAGCGTCTTGATGTCATCATCAATCGTTGCCGCGGCTGACATAATGCCCGCGGCTGGCGGTTCGGGCTGAAGGCGAGTCGGCATAGGGGCGGCACGACCCTCAATGTCCGTCTGCTTGTACTTCAGGACGGGCAAGGACTTGATGTTAGCCATTGCCCAATCGTTCTCGTGGCCCTCGTCTTGACCCTCGGCAAGCAACCATTTGGCCTTGGGCGCAAGTGCAACGCTCTCCGTCATGGAGGTCTGCCAGAAGTTATACATCCGCTGGGCGTCTTTGCCGTAGCGAACCATGCCGAATTTCTTGCGCTTGTCACCAATAACAACCTGGCGACCATACACCGGGATGATCGGGATGTACTTGCCGGGCCATTCTTTTTCCTCAAGGATTTCAATAGCGGTCAGCTTGCAATATTTAATATATTTGCGATAGGACGCACGCCGAGAAATCTCGGTCACGCCAGCCGCAGCCATCACATCCGCATCTGGGAGGTCATCAGCAAACACCGATGTCCCATCAGACAACAGAACCAACTCGGCTTTGCGGCGCTCGGTGTAGAAGTATTCGGCAATCCGAATGTCCTCTTTCTGAATCCACTCCGAATGGTCATCACCCGTCCCGCGCTGGGTGAACGAATCCACCTCGGCGTCCGGGTAAAGGTCTTGGAAAACCTTTTTGGGCATCATCATGGTAATCAGACATTCTTCAGCGTCTGAGCCATCCAACGCCACGGAATTGATGTCGTAATAGACTGTAAACGGGTTGTGAACAGGGTCAATATAGATTTCCTGCTCAAACGAATCCTCGCTCACATAGTCGGTGCGAACCCGGATAAAGCCCCAACCGCCACGTACAGCGTAGTCAGCGGCGTTGTCGTAAGCAATGTCTGCGTTGGAATTGACTTCAACGTGCCGAATGATGCCCTGAATGACTTGGGCGATCTTGGCGTCTGCTTCGTTGTTGACGGCGTGAACCTTGACCCGAGGGCGCTGTTGGCGCATCTGGTTGACCACTTGGCGGCAATATCCGTCCAGCTTGTTGATGGTCAGAACCGGGCGGGATTCAAGATTGCGGCTGTTTTGCAGTTCAACGGGCCATTGGTCGCCGTTTACAAACTTCAAATCTTCAAGGGCTTCCTGGCGGTTCATGGTATCCGCATCATTCGCCATCTTGAGAAACTTCTTGGCTTTATCAATGCGAGGGTCGTAGTCGCTCAAGGAGGTATCGTCAGCCATGTTTAGCCCATCCATGAAAGGTTGCTGTTCGCATACAACTGTTGGTTCAGTTGCTTTCTAACCGGCTTACGAGGTTCATTCACCATCAGCCCGATCATGCGGAAAGCGTCTGCGCCATGAGAATAATGGTCGTGCAGAGGATTTCGGCTGAATTGGCCTGTTTCTGGATCAACCTCATACCGATAGTGTCGCAGACATTGTAGCCCTTCGTGGCAATTTTCCCTATCGAAATAACACGAACGGAACAACGTCCTGGCGGCGTTTATCGAGTCTGCCACCGGCGTTCTGGGGATTATTCGGGTCTTATACCCCGCCGCCCGGACGATTTCCTCAATGCTTCGCCCGTTTGCTGCCAAGGTTTTGTTCTCAGCATCATGCGGCAACCACAGCGTGTCGTAGATATACCCAAACGATTGCATGGTCGCCAGATACTCGGAAATGGTCTTTTGACTGCCCTCAATGTACCGAATCAAGCGGGTTTCCATCCCAATGAACTGGAGAAACCAGATTGCCGTGGCGTCAGACCAACCCAGGTCAAAGATGGCATGGACAGGCTTTGTCGCGTCATAAGGGACACGCATGATCCTGCCCTCTAACTCTGCCATCTGCATCTCACGGGCAAACACCGCCCCATCTACAGTCTGGCGGCATAAACCTTCCCAAACTACGTTGTAGGCAGCAGGGTCGCGTAGCTTTAGCGCGTCCTTTTCCAGCTTCAGGGTTTCTGGAAACCAGGGGTTATCCGACCAGTTAATCTTCTGGACAATGCTGTTTTCAGGGGCATGGATGACAAATCTTTGATAGGTTTCGTCTGTTTCCAGTTCCGGGTTGAACGTAATCCAGATTTCAGAGCCTTGCTTTCGGATGGTAGGGATCAAGACATTCCATGAATTTCTGGAAACCGTGCTGGCCTCCTCTACCCAACACAGGTCAACCCCTTCATAAGACTTGACGTTCGCCACGTTGTTTTTCAGGCCAACAAAGTTGAACTCAGACCCGTTCTTGCCCCGTATCTGCGCCTGGGTGATCTCATAGAACGAACTAAGCCCAAGCGCCTCAATCTGGTCGCTCAGTAGCTTGTGGACAGAATCCTTAATTGAGGTCTGGAACTCACGGGCACAGAGTACCCTTAACGGGCTTTGTGCGCCTTTAATTAGGAGAGCCCTTGCTACCCCCCAAGACTTCGCTCCACCTCGCCCACCATACAGAACCCTGAAACGCATTGAGGGCGGGTCAAACAGACACGCTAGTTTCTCCGGGAACTCTGCGTTGGCAATGTTACTCATTAGGCTTTACAAAAGACACCTGGATGCCTGTCAGCAAAGGCGCACCATCTGCACCCGTAATCTCTTGCTTTACCTGCTCTCGGTACTTCTTCGGGAATCGTGCCGCCATGCTCCTAGACCACAAAGAAGCATTCAGTCTCGGCCCTTCTTTAGTCTCAACCATGTAAACGTGAGCCTGTTCTTCCCACCATGCTTGCTCAAAATGCTTGGCATCTTCCAAGGCTTGCATAAATTCTTCGTGCTCATCACGCCATTTATACAAAACTCTTATCGACAGATTGAGATTGTAAGCAATTTGTTCTACGCTTTTGCCGAGTTTGCCCAGTTCCACCACTTTTTCGCAAAGTGCTGGGTCATATAGCGTTGGTCTACCAACGGGGCGCTTTTCGGCTATTTCAGTCATTTGATCTTTTCGGCGTTTCGCTCAAGGATTGTCAGGTGATTGGGGTCAAAGACTACAAAATTTCGTTTCCACAAATCTTTGCCGCCATTCATCTCGTTGTAATACTTAACGCCTCGTATTCCTGCGTCTTGAAGAATCTTTTTGCCTTGTTCGCCTTTTCCAATTCTTTCAAGCAAATCGCCGCCAAGATCATTCAGGTCTAAATTGAGCGATTTGGCCAAATCTCTTACTGTCTTAGGCTGATTTTTCAATGGCTCATCAAAATCCAACATCCTGCGGACATGAGTGTCTGGAAGATCAACTTTGTACAAAGCGCCTTTGTTTTCAGCAATGCCTTGTCTCATTGCTTCCAAATCTTTGATATTTTGCTCAGTAATCTTTAAAAAACTGTTGGCCCTGTTCATGTCTCCACCGCCACCAGATTCAATAAGATTTTTGTAGTGATCTAGTTTTTTGTTTTGCGCGGCGATTGCTTCATCAAAATCGTTATTGCTTTGGCGTAAAGCATTCTTAGCGCCTGATGAGTAACCAGACAAATTCACTTTGTACTGATTAGCGGTCATTGGACTTTCAGCCATGTACAAGCCTTTGCCATAGACTTGCTGACCAGTTCCAGACCCAATTTTGCTTAAATCAAACTTCTCAAACACATGGGGACTGCCATGCCATACAGTCATCCCTATAGGGTTGTAAGCCTCAGCTAACTTTTGCCCCAATGCTCTGCTTGCTGGCCCGTAGAGGTCTTTTTCCTCTGCCGCCGCCGCAGTCATCTCATTTAACACTCTAGCCCGGTCATTGGCGTTCCCCGCCATCTGGCCCAGGCTCATCATGGGATTCTGAACAAAATCCGATGCCTTGCGTTTGGCAGTTCCAATTGCGCTGTAGAGATCGGCTAGTGTTGGCATGGTTGGGCTCGATTTGGTCGTTAACTAGGCAGGACGGAAAGCCAGAAAACACCCCACATTGACATCCTCGAATGCTAGCTTAACACCCAACATGATAACTTTACTTCTTTTTGGGCTTTTTTTCAGCCTCACGCTTGGTGCTGTAAGCAATCGCCACCGCCTGTTTGACAGGTTTCCCCGCCTTTACCTCGGCTTTGATGTTCTCTTTGAAGGCTTTTTCAGTTTTGGACTTCTGTAGTGGCATTTTGCTTCTCCAGTTCGGTCAGGAACCATTGGCATTGTTGCAACGCACCATTGATCTGCTCAAGTTGCACTTGGTGCTGACGCAAAGTTTGCTCTAATTCTTTGCCTTTGGCAATCAGGTCTTGGATTCTGGTCTGGATCAACTCTTTAGTCATTTTCTACTACCGCGCAAATGTCGGCCTCTTGGATGATTTGGTAATCTTGCCCATCAATCTTCTGGACAGGCCAGTTCAGATAATCGCCGTTGCCGTACTTGATGAAGTCGCCAACCTTGGTCTGATCTACCAACGGCCCTACCGCAACCACAGTACCCTCGTTGAAAGGCTCCGTGTTGTTGACATGGATGATTGTGGATAACTCTCGGACTGTGGGCTTGACCACAACACGATCACGCAGAGGTCTTAACATCTTGCCTCCGGGTGTATTTGCGTTTTTTAGGCTCTGTCATCGTATCAACAACAGGCAAAACTAGCGAACTACCAGCAGACACCGTAAGCGTGGTGCTTGGTAGCGGTTTAGGAGACAGTTCCCCGCACCAATCATTGCGGTGCTTGTGAACAAACTGTGGATGGGCGCGGCATTGACCCATCACCTCGTGATCGACAAAGTGTCGGCAATCGCTACAATGATTCATAGATTCAACTCCTGAGTAGTTGAGTTTAGAGGGCGTCAGGGAGGGCATTCCCTGGCGTGCCTCGATTAGCGGTAGTCGCTACGGGTGTGGGTGTAGCAAATGCCAGAGGTGCGACCCTGGTTGAACTGGTTGTCCTTACCAGTTGCGTCCTCTTTGCCCATCGCCACGCCACCAACCATGCGCTCTTTGCGCTCGCCGGTCATGTCGCTAGAGGTTGCACCCTTCGGGGGGGTTGCGCCGGTGGTGCTTTTCACACCTTTCATGCTGTCCATTTTGCCCATTTTGAGTCCTTGCAAGGTTGTGGGAAATTCAATTTTCGACAAATCTAGGGACTTGTCAAGCGCACATTGTAGCCGCCCATTCTCGTTCCTGACGGCCTGATTTGTTCTTTACGGTGCGCCCGGTCAGTTGGACTAACCCTAGGGTTTCGAGTTCCTTCATGCGTCTGGCGACCTGGTTTCCGTCTAGATAGGTCACCTCGGCAATCTGATCCTTGCCCATCGGCCCGTAAGCCACTAGAGCCTGAACAATGATTTCCCCATGCTGGACGGACAGCTTCCCCGCCCCATCCGCTGCTTGGGCACTTGTAATTGGGTCTGTGTTGCGAACCCGTGGAAAGATGTTGGCTTTCTTTAATACGTCAAAAATGCTCATGTGTGTGCTCCAGATGGTGGGCGGGTCGCATAAAGCAGCGTAGGCTTGAACAACACTTTAGAAAAGTGACCACGGCGCTAACCCGTTTTCCCGCCCGTTAATCAGAATGGTACGTCATCAAAGTTGTCTGACGGGAACCCATCGTTTCGGCGCTCCTCTTTGGGGCGGTGGGCAAATGCGTGGAAAAAACCCTCCCAATTGGCAGACTGCGGGATGCTGT